AGGTATGGTCATACTTGATGCAGTTACATAATTTGTAATCTGACCCAGAGATTGACCATCTTCTAAAGGAAGGATATTACTATCATTTCCTCCTACTCCCATAAAAGAAGAATACAAATCCGTAGAGTTAAAATTGCCTGTGTAAAGATTTATACCCATAGATTTAATAGCTTCTCCTACTAAATCTTTAGAGACTCCAAAATCTAACCTATTATCGGCATCATATCTATTAGTTATATCTTGAATGTAAGTAAATAAAGTGTCAAAATGTTGTCCCACCATCCCTATAAATCTAAAGTAGGGTTCATTAGCTTCATCCTCTAATAAATAATCAGGTATTGCTTTATTTAAGTTATCTTTATTTTGTGTATCATATAAAGAGGCAGTAAATAAAGCATTTTCATACCATAAATTTAATGCGGCTGTGTTTACAGAAGGTCTAAAATTAAATTTACTATAAGGAGGAGTAGCATTTGCTGCTTTAGGCCAAGGAGTAGGAAACCCTACAGGAGGATATGAAGCAGAGCTAGAGTTGGAATACATCCAATATTCAAACCCATCAAAATTTTTAACAAGAGAATCAATTTTACTTTGAATAATATATGCGCTAGATGATACTGCAGGGTTATCTATACTATGAGAGTCATTTAACTCAAGTCTATAATCTTCAAGTAAAACCATTTTATCGTAAAAATTTCTTACACGCATCTCTGCGGAAGAAAAGTGTACAAAATTATTTAAGCTTGTGTAATCTATATTAACTTCTATTCCTTTTTGGTTTAAAATATATTGTAATTCTTCATAAGATGAAGATTCTAAATTACTTAAAGTATTTAAATCATTAAAACTAGTAGGCTTTATTGAAGTATGGACTTGGTTATTTAAATCAAGAGAAAAATTAGGACCCCTTAAATCTACTGTGGTTTTAATAGGAATTATTTCTTGTTCAAATGTTACGCTATATGCAACAGTTTCTCTTTGAAGAGTACATATCCAAGGGTTTAAGTTTCCCCCTATTTGTACAAAAGAAGGAAGGGGTTTATATAATTTTACTAAAACCGAATACTGATTATTAGTACCATCAAATAATATGTTGTTGGCTATAACCAGATTACCATTCCCAAAGTTTAAGTAAAAATCAGGATAATACCCTGTAGTGGATTGATCGGGAGAGAAAGATTCAACAGCTTGTTTTAGTTGTTCTTTTTCTAAAAACCCTGATGTTAATCTTACTTCTTGCCTATTAGCAGATATTTCCTTAATTCTAAAGTTCTGGAATATAGAGGATGAGAGTTCATTATTTAATATGTTGTAAACAACATTATAACTTCCTATACTATATCCTAATTCTTCAACTTCTTTTTGAGGATATATATTTAGGGCATCTCCTAAATCAATATTCCCATTACCTCCATTTTCTATAATGGAAAATGAGGAGTCACTATTATAATTTAATAAATTACCATTAAGGTCATATACTATAGCTTCTACTTTTCCTGAATTAGTACTAAAAGTAGAACTTACAGGAAACCGTGGAATTGAGTTCTCATCCCCAAGAGAATATTGTTGGGGTTCAAATGTAGTGGGATCTATTAAATTAACTATAGCCATTTTATATAAATATTAATTAATAACGCCTACTAACTGTATTACCTCCTACTACTGCAGTAGAAGTAGGGGATGCTAAATTAGAATTTACATCACCCCCAGTTATTTGAGTACCTTCTAATAAAGCATTAGGATCAGTATTAATAGCATTGTTGGATTGAGTATCTGTTAGTTCTTTTTGAGTAGCTAATAATTCTTCCCTTAATTGAGTGATCTCATCTAAAAGAATTTGAATATCCTTATCATGTTCCTCAGTAAATCCTATATACTCTTTACTTTTATCAATTAAAACTTGATGTGAATTTATAGATCCCTCTGCGGGGATTTCGTAGAATAACTGAGTGTAGAATTCGAAGAATTGCTCTACCGTAACTTCTTCTTCAATTGGAGGAGGAGGGGGAATTAATTGAGTAAAAGAAGTATCAATAGCATTTTTATATACTGGGGATAGGAACCCCTGTCTTCCTAAGTTTACTTTTTGACTCATCCGTTTATTATTTTAAAGTAATAGTTATCATCTAAAATTAAAGTATTACCATCTATATGGGTTTTTACTAAGATTTTATAATACCTTTCAGGTTCTAATCCGTTCATATAAAGTTTAAAATAACTGCCCTCTTCATCTGCACTAATTTGGGTGTAATTTACATCAAAATCGATTATATACTCGTTAGTATGTAAATCTTTGATAGCATAATATGATGAGGTAGGTAAATAATAATTTTCATTATAAAGAGAAGAAGTTTTAAATACCCTCTTAGGATATTGAGGTCTACAATTTATATAAAATTTATGAACACTTCCTTTTAAATATTCTTCTTTATTATTTGCTAAGGTAGCTACTAATTTAGAAGTATCAATAATAGTATTAGTAGAAGATCCTGTATTAAATGTATAGTTTCTCCATTTTAATTCAAGTTGGGGAGGGTATATAGTATGGGTATCTATTGAAAAATATTTTATAGTAGTTACTTTATCTTTCGATGGTTGAAACTCCGAAGTAGAGTCTTGTTTAATAATAAACCCTTCGTTGTCAATGGTTCCACTAGAAAATAACCTTATAGCATTAGTAACATTTACATTAATATCTTTATCACCACTATATTCTAATGATTGAGAAGCTTCCACAGAAAGCCCTCCTATAACTCCGCTATACCAATCCCCCCCAGGATTGGTCCAAGGTGAAGATCCTGATGCTGCTTTGTAATTCCAAGAACACCCATCCTCAGTTTTTGGAGAGTCTAAATACTTCCCAGTTCCCATACTCCAAGACCCTAATATGGGGTAAAAATGGAGTTGAGTATCGGTACTAAGTCCATTTATTTCTGCTATATAACATTTTAAATTAGCTTCAAATTCTGCACTTGATGTTAATAAGGATCCTGTATCGTCTGTTACTGAGCCTATTATTTTAGTATCAATTATGTCTAATATTTCTTCTGTAGAAAATTTAATAAGGAATCTACTTACTTGAGGTTCACCCGGGAGGTAAGTAGTAGATACTTCTAAAATTTCATCTAACCCTGTATTTTGTGTAGGGTATGCTGAGTATAATGTTGCATCCTTTTCAGGAAAAATTTTATATATTGCCATTATTAAAAGTTTGTTACAGATCCTCTAATATCTGAGTTGGGGTATTTAACTTCGAAAATAGAAGGGTCTTGAGAAGGGAATACTGTATTGTTTTGGGTAGCACCTTTAGTATCGTAAAAATATTTAGAATAACCTGCTGCCTCTCCCGATTTATTTGATATTTCTACTGATTTTACTGTTTGGACTCCTTCAATTTTATCTAATAAAACTTGTATATCAGTTAAAAATATAGGTTGGTTAATTTGCCATTTGTCTATTTGAAAATAGTCTTTTAATGCTGTTATACATTTATTTAAAACTTGGTTGCCTGAGTAGTTAGGTCTTAATACTATTGAAAAATCCACAGCAATGTTTACTACAAACCCATTTTTTATAGAAATAGTATCATTTACCATTCTATATTGAGATAAATAAGTAGATAAATTTGTTTTAAAAGTTTGAGAAGTAGTAGTTAAATGTTTGTTACTATCATATCCCAAGACATACATGTCTAAAACGGCAGGCCTAGCATGGGGATTTAAATTTTCAATTTTCTCGGGTTCAACATATATTTTAGCAACATCCCCATATATGCCTGGCATACTAAGTGCCCTGACTGTATAATCATCTTGAGTAACACTTCTATGCTGAGCTCCAAACATTCTTAAAGAGTTTTCTCTAATCTCATCTGCACTGTCTCCACTCCCCCCTCCAGAAGCAGCTTCAGGGTTATTACATCTAACCGTAGCTATGGCTGAGGGGGAACCCGTTATTCCTGAGGTATCTATTTGGGTTATAGAATTAGCAGGGGCATTTGACCCTATCCCTCCCCCAGTTAAATATGTAAAGGTCAAACTAGTATTAGTAGGGGCAGTACCATAAGTATTTGTAAAAACAAAATTAGAAGGAGCAAACGCAGTACTAACTTGAAGGTTGCCCCCTCCTTCCCCAATATTTGAAGGGTTAGGAACTATGTCATTATCACTTAAAGGTGTAGATCCTCCTGCCCCAAATTGAATTTGTAATTGCGTGGGAGATATAAATCTTGTAACAAACCTTCTGGGGGTTCTTAGCAAAGACAATATGTAAGGAGTATCGGTACCTCCTGTTGGGTTTATATTAGACTTTTCTATAGTTTCTTGTCCTAAATAGGGAACTTCATACCAATTATTACCATTAGAATCAACACAATCTGTTATACTTATAATATTACTATTATTAAGTATTACTGTGGGGAATTTTTCATATGACCCAAAATTAAAAGTAATCTCAGAGGTGGCGGCAGACATTGCCCTCCTAGTTTTCTTTAATAAAAATTTAGTTGGGGTATTCCCACTTACACTAAATACACTTACTTGAGTGGGGTCTGTTGAGCTAGATACCGAAAAATCACAAAAGTCTTGTATAATAAAAGTACCCCCCTTTGAATTAGATGATTCAACATTAGTATTACTTGGAATACTAACAGCTTGACTATAATTGGGCGTCCCCCCTCCATTAGCATCTACTACTTGAAATATGTCTAAATCCGCTACCGCAGCACTTGTTACTTTTGGTTTATAACCCATCATATATGCTAATTGATATAAATTGGGATTTTGCCGGGCAAATTGAGTGAAAGTTTCTTGGATTTGGTTATCTTGATAGAAAGATAAAACATCCCCTACGTAAGAAGCCATTTCCATAAACATCATCCCTGGGGAGGAAGGTGTAAAATCAGTATAGGTATTTGGGAAATATGTCTTAGAAAATTCTATAAGAGAATCTTTAAAAGTAGTAAAATCCTTATCAATATACCTTATAGTTCTTTCTGTTCTGGTATTTCGGTTGGATTGGGTGGATGTTGTAGTATTATAAGGCATCTGTGCTAAAGTTTACTTGGAGATCATCGGGGGATTGATTTAATACTTGGTAACTAAGTAATATATTTACCATATTACTATTAGGATATGCTACAATTTCTAAATTTTTAATAGTAATACTAGGAAATAAAGTTGTAAGTTGTGATTTTATCATGTCTTCCATAGAGTCTAAATTATTAGAATCAATGGCTTCAAATAAAAGTTTTCTTAAATCTCCTCCAAAATTAGGATTAAGATATCTTTCTCCTTTATTTGTTAAAAAAAAGTTAATTAAATTAGACTTAATTTGGTCTTTAGTTAAGTAAGTTTGATTAAATACCGCAACCCCCGAAAAAGGAATAGACACTCCCACTGCTACGTCAAGCAATGTATCTACTGGGAATTTACTAGATATTACATAAGCCATTATTTCCTATTCATTAAACCCGCTATTTGGTCTATAGAAACACTTCCCTCTGGGAGGCTTGCCCCCTCAGACACAGTATCCATAGATCCTTTTAATTGAAGAGGTTTTTCTACATGACTCGTGTTGAAAGATGATTTTATATCCCCCATAATATTTTGATATTCTGCTCTTTTATCACGAGAACTCATAACGGCTCCTTCATTAATAGAAGGGGGTGGGGGAGTTTCCACAATAGTTTGTTTAGGGGATTTAATAGCTTCTACAAGAATTTCTTTTAATTCTTCCTGCATTGCTTCCCTTACTGCTTCTTTAATTAACTTTTTAAATGCGTTTTGTTTCATTATTTATAAATATTTAATTAATCTGCCCTTAAATTATCTTTGTCTATTACAAATTTTAACTCCTCAATTAAAACTGAAGGGTTAGAGGCAAATGATGATTCACTTCTTAGAACTTGTATTCCTTGAACGTTTCGAGCAATAGCATATCGTTTAGGATATTGAAAGTTTTGAGAAATATCGTTTTTTATTTCAAATGTAAACCCTTTGTAAGGAAAAGGTTTTCCTGTTAGAGGATCAATTATATCTTGTTCTTCTGGAGAGCCTGGGTCTTTGAAGCTATTCACCTCAATATCTATTTTATCAAAAGATAATACAAATTCCCCCGTCTCAGGATCTACTTGCTCAGCACAATCTTGTATTAAGGTATCTAACTTACTTAATAGCTCTAACACATAACCTAACAAAAATCCTATAGTAGCGGCAGTTACCGTTAAAGAAGAAACTATAGGATCTGCCCTAGTTAATGCTCTTTTTAAGAATGCTATGCCTTCGTTAACTTGAGCCGTAAAAGTAAGGGGGGTTGAGAAAACTGTGGCTATTTTAATCCCAAGTTTTAACCCAAAAATCACAGCACTAGTAACTTTTAATAACTTAGAAATGGTATTTACAGTCTTATATAAGTTATTAAGTTGGCGGGTTAATCTATTTCTTTTCTTTAAAATCCCCAATAACTGATCTTCAGGGAGGCATATCCTATCTGCTAAAGGATCTTTTTTACCTCCTAAAATATTAGCTAGTATATTAGGGCCAAACTTTGCAAGTAAATTCAGTACATAAGGTATTAAAAGCCTTTTTAATCTTTCTTTTAGAATATTAAAAATACTGCTGAATTTTAATTCAAAAGGGGTATCTAAAATTGCTTGTTTTTCTATTATTTGATTTTCTGCTTTTTGAATTTCAACTTGTGCTTCTACTATTTTTTCTTGTATATCTATTTTAGTAGGAGTAAGAATAACTTTTCCTACATCATAAATGTCAAACTTAATTTTTTCTTCTTCTGAGGGTGGGGTGTCACTGTTAGAAGATGGTGGGGCTTTTAAAGCTAGCTTTTTCTCAGCATCACTTCTTGCTTTCTTTTTAGCAATTTCTCTATCTTGACTTATTCCTATCCCTTTTACAGTCTCTCCTAATTCTAAAGCTTTTAAATCTATTTCGGCCCTATATTTACCATCTTCTTGACGGATAAGTTTCTGATCTATTGTTTGAGTGGGACCCTCAAATTTACTAATAGTAGGTTGGGGTGTAGGTGAAAATTCTTCTCCACTTTTAACTAAATTAGGACCTACATCTTTGGGAAAATATTCTTCTTTTGTAACTACTATGTAAGTTTTACTAAAATCTATATTTTCATCCCCTATGTATTCCCAAGTAAAAATTCCATCCTCATTAGTAAATAATGGATCTGTTATTATAACACCACCTAAGTTAAATGTAGTAGTGTCAAAATTTGTTTGGTTAGCCTCAAATTCCTCAATTGAGTCAAATTCACTCCCAACATTAGGTAAAGTGGGGGGTGGGGGTGGAGGGGTAACTATAAAAGGTTGAATTTTAACCTGGTTTAATTTGTTTCCCTCTTTATCCACAACAACCCCTTTAATTTTAAAAGAAGTAGTACTTTTTCTAGGGGGAATTTCTTTTTTAGGTAATATTTCTAATATAGAAAGTTCTTCCTCATTTAATTCTGAGGACAGGGTAGTTAATTCACTATTTAAAGCTGCTTGTAAATTTTGAGAATTAGAAACTATAGAATCCTCAAGAGGTTTTTCTAAATAAGCTGCCCCCTCAGGGGATTTAACAACCATAACAGTTGTCCCATTATCTTGTACTATAAGGTCAATATAATACCCATTGTTTAAAACGTATATGGAGTTGGTTTTATATTTTTTTATATTTATCTCCATTATTTAAGCCTTACGTTTTTAGATAAAATTTTGGGGTTATCTCCTTCAATAGCTAATTTAAAATCTTTTACAACTTCTGTTAAATTGGGACCTATATTATTTAAAGATACAGCTGCAACTCCATCTACATTGGCACTAGTTAAAGCCATTCCTACTCCTTCTAATACCTCCAAAAGCAACTTTAGATTAAGGATTAATTGATCTCCTAACACCGCCCTTTCCTCAGCATCTCTCCCAATTAAATACACCTCTCCTGAAGAGAGGACTATTTTATCACTGCTATCTAAATGTATGGCATTACCCGCACTCAAGTGTATAACACTAGGAGAGCTAATTAAAACACCATCTGATTGAGCATTTAATACCAAGCGTCCTGATGTGAGGAGGATTTGATTCCCTTGATACTCGGAAGGTGAGGTTGGGGGGGTATCATTTTCCCCAAAAGAATCAGTTTTAAAACTAGATGGGAAAAATTGAACTTTTTGAGTACTTGTAAGGTATATAGATGAAAGATCATTACTAATATCTTCAACGGTAGGGATATAAGAGGGATCTGTGGAAGGAAATGGTAAATTACCATTTTTTAAAATAATAATGGGGTCACCCTCATCCCCTTCACTAGACCAATTATTAGGTACTTCTAAAGATTTTACAGTACTTCCAAATCTTATACTATTACCCCATCTACCCTCTAAAATATAGTCACCCTCATAAGGGTATAAAGCTTTTACCTTAGGATTTTCTTTAAATGTTTCACCTAAGTATATTTTAGAAGTTGTTACATGTTCTTTATTAGTTGCACCCTCTTCAACCTGAGTGTAATTCTTTCTAGGGCTAGTTGTTACATTACCTCCCTGAATAGGGTCAGGAAGAGCGTTATGGTTAACTCCACCCCATCCACATACGGGAGGGAAATAATAAAATATTTGAGCTTCTCTATTTTTACTATTTTGACTAGCAATATAATCAGTTGCCTTAATGATGGTAACAATCTCATTTCTAAGGGGATAAAATTTAGAATTAGAGAAATAAGGCCTAGCACTTCCTTGTGAAGAACCTATACTCTTCAAACCAGGAGTGGAAACAGATGAGAAAAAAATGGTCCCCAATCCACTCCAACCTCCAACTTCTTCAAATTTAGGGTGATTGGGACTTAATACTATATCTCTTACTCTAACACTTATAACTTCCGTTTTATTAGAAGTATTTCCACTAAAATTAGGAGTAGGATTTAGACCGGCAGGACCAAATATAGGCATTACTTTTTATCTTTACCAAATTTTTTTATTTCTCCCAATAACTGTTCCTTTTCAGCATCAGTCATACCAAAACTATCATCATCCCCCTCATTTTGAACTGCTTTTTGGACAATGTTAGCCATTTTAATAAGCTGTTCATCATTTTTAACTGATATTTCAAGGTACTCTTTAAGTAAGGGTACTACTAAAGTAGCATCCCCAATATCCTGAATGAGGGGTTTTAGTTCTGCAATAAGAGTAGAAATCTGTTCTTCTTTCTTCTTCTGATTATTGTATATCTCCTCAAGAAGGTCAGAAAATTTTTTATTACCAAATACATTTTTTTCTAATTGTCCCATGATAATAAATATAAATATTATTCAAATTTTGTATACCCATTTTCTTGATAAAATAGAAAATGCTTTTTGAATATATCCCCTAACTTATTAGCTATTCTAGTAATATGGGGAGTTTTGACTTCTACCATTTCTCTTATCAAGAGATATAATGCCTTCTTATTAAAAATATCCATTATTTCTCTTTTTCTAAATAATTCTAAAATAGCATCTGCTACTTGAGCATCTTTTTGTTTAGGGAAAAGCTCAAATATATTATCACTACAATATTCTACATATTCATCAATAAAATCTGATAAGTGGTCTTTCTCAAGAGGGTTATAATCTATGTCATAAGAATATTTGTCATTATGATAAAGTTCCTCAACGGGGGCTTTATCTACCCTTTTTTTATAGTTTTTAGTATTTTGTATAATCAAATACCGTTTGGCAATTGTCCCAAAATATGAAAATGCTTTTGCCCCTTTAGATTGATCAAATAAATGAATTTTACTTAGTAAAAATGTTATTACTTCATGTTGGAGATGTTCAATATTATCTACTTCGGTATAATAAAATTTAAAAGTATGAATTATATTCTCTGTTAGCTTAAAAAAAGCGTAGTGGATGCTATCTCGATAGATCCTACTACGCTCTTCCGGGTCAATTGAACTATTATACCTTACTATAGCATCCTCTGTTGCTTGAGTAAAATATTGATTTTTTGTTTTCTTTTTTCTTTTTTTCTTTATTTCGCTCATAGTTTATCTATCCTAAATTGGGATAGAATTCTCTGGAGATCCTTAATTTGCTCATACATGAATCCTATTTCATCATCACTTTTGAAGATTTCACGTTGATCTATTTTTTTAAGTTTCTCATCTGAGATTTCTATTATCCTACTTAATTGGTCTAAATAAGATATATACCCGGTGAGTATGTCTTCTTGCTTTTCATTCTTACGAAGAAGGTTAAAGGTTGTAAACCCGAAGGCTACAACCAAAACCGATAAAACACTAATAATTACTATTTCCATTTTTATAATTTATCGAAAATATTCTTTAAATTCTCATTTTTAAGTTGAGAAAGTGCTTTATCTTTTGTTGATTTTTTTACTTCCTTCTGTAATATAAAATTCTTTTCCTGGGTAGTCACGGGATTTTTGAGTTTGGGTAACCATTCATGTTCAAATTCAATACGAGCAGCCATTAAATCTGCTTGGTGGAGAATAAGTGGTAATGAAGTTCGTGGTTTTTGTTCTGGTTGGTAAGCAAATAAATATTTTTTATTAGCCTCATCATATAAACCATCATGGGTTTGGATAGCAACCATTTCATTAAAATTGTACTGGATGCCATGAGATTGAAGTAAAAACAAACCACGATCTGGAACTGAAGAGAATGGGAGGGCTTTGTTAAACATGTAATCCTCTCCTAACTTCTCTTTTCTCCATTTATCGGTCTGAGGGATGTAAGATTCATGTTCTTCATCTCCCATTTTTCCAAGATCATGGTTGATAGCAGAAAATACGAGTTCTTCAAGAGTATAAGTTGTGTTATCTACACCCATATCTACCCAAACATCATTAATATTAAGGGCACATTTTACAACTCTATTAACATGGTCAACATAACCACCCGGGAAAGCGTTATGGTATTCTTTTTTATGGGAAGCCGGCATCATCATAATGCGGTCTTCGTATTTTTTATAAAATTTGAGGAGTTCTTTTTGTCGATCCCCCGTAATCCACAACTTAATATTGTTGCAGAACTCTTCCCAATTGGTTTGAATTTGTTCGGCTGTAAGCATTAGTACTTATTTTGTTCGTTAGGGGTCATAGGTTCACGTTCTACTATAGACTTAACGTCTTCAAGAAGGTCATGACATTCCTCTATAGCTTTAGACATTTCGTAAACATCTCCTGTTCCTCTATTAACCCAAAATTTTAATTTTTTTAGGCTAGCCTGGCTAGCTTCGAGTTTGTTCTGGATATGGTCTCTGTACTGCATTTTTTTTAGTATTTAAAACTGAAGTTACGGTAAAGAATTTACAAAATCAAGTTGTTTTTTAAGAAAAGCGCATTTTTCATATGCTTCTTCTTTTTCATAAAAATCAATTGACAAAATGTAGGCCTTTACTAATTTTTCTTTCTTTTCTTCCCCTAAAATTTTTTGGTGATATTCATCATTTATATCAATTCTTGCTATATAACCATATGCTCTTGCATATAACATCTTCTCCCCAGCATATTCAATCTCAACAGTTGAAATAGAAGAATCAGATTCCCCAAAAAAATTAATTAATTGTTTACTGTATGAAAGGTGGTTAATAATAAGTTTCCAAAACATATTAATAAAATATTTAGGGTGATTCTCATCTATAACAGGTAAAGACCTAGAATCTGTATAGTCATATCCCTTAGGGACCCATCCCCCATTAGAAGAGGAATCAAATGCTCCAAATATTTTATTTATATCCAAAGTGTCTTTCTATAGTTTCAAGTTGATCTTCTGCTTCCCCTAACTTGTGGATTGCTTTTTTAGCTTCCTCTAAAAGATGTCCTGAGGTGTGCTCTCCTATCCCTGCTGGGGATTCTAGAAGAGTTTCTAAAGTGAGTAAAGCCTCTTGCCTTTCTGCTTCAGCCTGCGTTTTAAGGGCCTTAATTAGTCGTGGTTCCATGTTTATAAATATGTTATAGTTTACTTACAATGATGATCTGCCGCCCGTGTGGCAATTTGTTTATGAGGTTTGATATTAACTTTATAACCGTGTGATGAAGCCCACCCTTTAGCAGCAGATACTAATTTATTGCTCATGTAAAATTCATCTTCATTATAATCCATGTCAATTTCAAATTTTAGACCCGGAAACTCTTTAGAAAGTTGTTCGGCTAATTGCATTGTGCGTTCGGTTTCTAACCACAAACGAGACCAATCATCTTTAATAGGAGGGAAAGTTTCTTTGCAATATATGTAATGGACCCCTCTAAAGGGGTAGCGGTAAGCCACAGCAGTAACATATATAATATTTGAACCCTGGCGTTGGGAATCTGTTCCTATATGAATCTCAACGTGGGGTTCTCCTTTTACTATATTTCTAGTATGAATAATAGGACTTACTTTCTTACCCTTTATAGTTTGGAAAATCATTTAGAGTACGTCCCATTCATACGCCGCTTGAGTATAAGCGGATCCTGTATTAAGTTTGGGGTCATCTTTAATAAAAGCCATAGCTGTAGCTCTAACTTCTGCCCTAAGTCCATATACTTGAGCCTGCTCAAGAATCATTTCAACAGTCATTTTATCTGGGTTATCCATGTTTAAATATGTGGAGGATTTTTAAAAATTTTGTGATCCGGGGGAGGCACCTCCTCCCCCTTCACACAAACAACATGGCTTACGCTGCAAACTCTTTTGCAACGTCGTAAAGTTCCTGGTTAACTTTCAAGTCTTGCTTGAAGTTCTTGATTCGGCGAGCTTTACGGAGCTTAACACCACTCACATACTCAAAGTCACCTTCAATAACCTTTTCTTGAACGACATTAAACACGTTCCAAAGGTCATCACCCGAATCCTCTTTACGGACTGGGGCCAAGATCGCATCAAGATCAATCTTGTAAACATCCTCAATTTTTTGTCCTTCTTGGACTTTAAATCGAGTCGCAAGCGCCTTACGAGCAAGATCATATTTTTGCTCATTATTAAGGTTAGTTTGCTTAAACTTATTCATACTTTCAACAGTTAAGGGCAATTGCTCAACCATTTCGGTCATGGTTTCACGGAGGGTTTCAAAATCATAACCCATGTGGCGAATCTTCATCCGACCAAACTCTTGGTCTGCAATAACCAAACCATTGGAACAAACCAAGCGATACATACCTGCTTGGAAAGTAAACGAATTCTTACCATCGTGGGAATTCGTAAGGATAATTTGGGGATAAACCGTATCACCATCATCACCTTGAACCACAATATCTGTGTTGCGGAAAGTGATCATGTGCTTTTGAGTACCCTTAGTGTGAGACTTACGAGCATTAACTTGTTGAGCACTAACAACACCCCATCCAAGCTTTTCCATATCTTCAATCACTCGGAAAGTGGGGATGTGGGTGTAATGTGCTGAAACCTCCTTGCTGGGCTTCTCGGTAAATGCCGTAGGGCAATTTTTACGAATTTGCTCTTGGCTTAAGAACTCCATGTTCTCTTCGTAGGTGGTCATCAAATCTTCCATGTTTAAAAAATTAATTTGTTTTTCTCGTTTTTCTCGATGCCCGGAAGATACGAAATTTATCCGGCGCCGCCAAATTTTATTACAAAGGAAGAATGACTTTCATATGACTAAAAAAGGGGCCGAAGCCCCTTTAATTAAATATATTTGAAATAGTCATAAAACCATTTATAATTACCCTTAATCCAATCACACGCTCCTTTTCCTAGAATTTCCTTAGCATTACTAGGAACATATTCTAATTTATTTTTAATAGTATGATCTCCAAATATACCATAAACCTTATCATCTTCTTGAGTAATCTGTTCTATACTATTAAAATCATGTTCAAAATGTGGTAATTCTAAATAATTATAAATTTTTTCCATTTCTTTTTGAGGACTCTTACAAAGAGTTTCAAACTTAATAAAATGGATATGTTTATCATTTCCTTCTTTAATTATCTGATATAAGCGTTCAAGTGCCATCCCTACTGGAGGATTGTTAGACCAGATGTCTATTCTTTTCTCAGTAGTAACCCCCTCTCCAGTTTTATGGTTAATCATATTTGAATCCTTTTCAGGAGATTTTCTAAAATTTTTCTCCATAGAGCAAAAAATATCACGGGGGTCTCTTACCATACATAATATTTTAGGATTAGGATAAAAGGTATTTAAAAAATCATAATGGTAACCCCATCCCCTACTTTTATCTAAAATACAGGGTTTATCTGTTATAGAATCAAAAAACCCATTGATTCCTTGTAAACAAAAATTTAAGAACCCTTCTCTCATTAATTTTTCATCTTGAGCGGAAAACTCGGGAGAATTAGTGTAATTTAGTCTAGCACCGTATAGTAATTCTAATACCCCTGAGGTAGGAGTAACATAAAAATCAGGGTTTTGACCCATAATATTTTGTAAAAGGGTTGATCCTGCTCTGGGGAGAGAGGATTGGAAATATAACTTTTTCATGTTTTTATTGGTTATCTATTAAAGATATAATTTCTTCTATATTAAAGAGTTTTTCATCTTGTATAGGACATTCATACGTTCTTCCACCTATATCATACTTACCCATATAAGAATCAGGGAGCATTATTGAAGGTAATTGAGGTGATATATTATCATGTAAATCATACCCCAAAACACTAGGAGAATTACCTATCCATAAAACTGTGGATTTTAAGTTAAGTGCTTGAGCGGCATGTTGAAGACTAGAATCTATAAGAAATCTTTTTTTAGAAAATTTTAAAAGAGATAAAAACATCATGCTTGATTCTATGTTGGTAATAACCTCAGCCCCAGGAATAATAAATGTATTATCCCGGGTTACTTGTATAATGTGATAATCTTGACTATAATGTTGAGCTATCCCTTCAGCTATTAAAGGAGGCATATCTCTAGTCCAAGCATTAGCAACATTTTGAGAAGGGGGACCACCATTAGTTTGTATAACCATAATAGGTTTATCTCTATACCACACACCCACCGCTTCAGATTCTTGTGCTCTATTGAATATTAATTGAGGGGTTTCTCCATTATATTCAAGTTGGAATAGATCACACCAACTTTTAATCAAATGGGATGTTTGGTTTATGTAACTAGTAGTAAAATAAGGCTCACTTCTAAAAATAAGATTATCTGTATTTTCTATATAATTTTGGTAAAAATAGGGTGTATTGCCTATGCGATACACCCTATCTACAAATTTTAAGTTTAAGAAAATTTCGGGATAAGACCCTACAACTATTAACTCTCTATTAGGGTAATTATTTTTTATACATTGAGCTACCGCTGTAGCCATTATGTTTTTACCTAATCCTCCTTCAATATGAAAGATTGAATATTTTTTTTCCATATAACTAAATTTAATAAAACCTTTTTTAATTTCCTAGTTGTTATAAAGCTAACAACTCGTTTTTTAAATTATTCCATAAAGTAGAATCAACTTGATCCCAATCTACTATATCTTTAACTCCATCTATATGTACTACTTGATTTCCCTCAAAAATTCTAAGTACATGGTATCCTGAATGAGTACCTCCTATTAGGGAGTGGATACTATCTACAAAAGGTTGTAAGGAAGATATAGTAGATACATCAAATGATTTTGAATCTGTACCATTACCAAAATGGGCTCTATTACGTAATATATGAATTTTCATTTTTATTTATTTTTTATAGAGAAATTTTTAACGTATTTCCTGCAGTGGTATCTACCCAAACCTGGCCTAATACCCCAGGATCAGCAGTAGGAATTGCGGTGGATTTTATTACTAGTTGTTGTACGTGGGTTCCATAATCAACTGTAGCGATTTGGCTTTCTCCTCCTAGTACTACAGCACAATTTACATCCAAAATCTTATTACTGTTACCACCTACTATAACTGATGAACCTACATCGTCAGCGAAGGCACATATGTTATTCGTCTGACCCCCAAATATACCGCTGTGCCGGATCGCTCGCTTTGTAGCATATATCGTACTGTTATTAGCACCTATTATGGATGTAACATAATGTGATGAATCATTACCATCTGTGATAGCCCTATTATTAGAACCTATCAGGGTAATATGCTGGTTGTACACATCTTCGGAACCAGCACAAGCGCCAATCTCATTACAAAATCCATGTACTAGGGTTTGTCCTGTTCCATTTGCGCTTATTGCATTACACATTCCCCCTAATATAGTATTATGGTACATGTATGAGTTTGAATCAGTAGCTGCATTACTTGTGATTGTATTTATTGCCCCGTTCAAAATAGTATTTGCTCCTATTGGATAATTACCTGAGTTGGAGCTACCAGAAATACAATTGGATACCCCTGCAGCTATTAAGTTTTGACCTGCAAAAGGCCAATAAGCGTTAGTAGTACTAGTAGCGGTTGATTCTATAACGTTATCTACTCCCGATAATATAACACTGGGGGTTATACTATAATCATTAGCATAAACACTTGCAGTAACAATATTAATACAGTTTCTAGCACCCCCCAAAATAGCACTATATGAACCTATTGAACCGTTTAAATCAGGAACATTATAATTATTTAGTCCCAATGATTTAGCAACAGTTTTATCGTCTACTGTATTATCCTGTCCCCCTCCTATCCATTCACCTCCATTGGTGTTTGTGTTTCGAAATCCTGTTACCACTGCTGAGCATCCCCCAGCAGAGTTGTTATTTATTCCTCCTAATAGGGCGGCACAAGAGCCTCCCTGATTAGTTTTACCATGTAAAACTCCTCTTAGGTTGGTAAGGGTCATTTTTTTAGTAGTACCTCCATTAACTATGGGTACTACATCATTTTCTGTAGCATTCCCTTTTACTAGGCCTGCTAATTCTGATATTTTTACGGTTGCCATTTTATTGTTGTTATAAGTTTATTTAAGTTACTATATAGGTACCATCTTCTGCTAAAATGGCCTTACCATCTTCGGTTAAAATTTCCTTTTCGGGGGTTGAAGCAGGACCACCACTAGGGGCTCCACCAGCAGCACTTGCTCCAGGTGCAGTTGGACTCATGGTATTTTGAGTATTCCATAATTGAAGATAAGACATTTGCTCTTCAAATATTAACTGCTCATTCAAATATTTTTGTTTGGCTTCCATTATACTAAGACTCGTATTATCGGGTCTTTTTAAAAACGCTTGCCATGATCCTGGGCCTTCTGTTAAATACATTTGTTATGGTTTATTGATAAATATGCAGAGGTTTTAGGAAAAATTCACTTTTAAGGAGGGCAAGCTCCTTCTGTAGCAGTTACAGGACTAGCATTAAAATTAAAGGGAGCTATAGATAAATTTCCTTCATACACCCCTGCAGGAGAACACAAATCTGAAGGCCCAGATGTTGATGTGGGTGCCCCAGTCACTGATGTATTAGTATATTCCCATTGAGTTCCTGTCCATCTAATTCTAGCTCCTGGGACTGCTCCATTACCTCCTTCAACATATTGTGGTTGACCATTATAGGTATTAACTGCATCATATTGGAAAGTTCTGGTTTCTGGGAGAGGGGGTATTTTTGTATTAAGTCCTGAAAGACATATATCTCCTGTCCAAGTAGGACTAGTACATCCCCCTGTAAGATCTAAATCAACCCCAAATACGGAGCCTGAAGCTGTAAGATCATTAATATTATAATTTAATACATTAGGAGCAGAAAATTTAACTAAATCTTTACTTAAAACAGAAGTAGGAGTAAAATCAAATCTAGCTGTGGTATTGGGGTCTATAAGAAAAGCAGCATTAGTGCTGCTTGAAACAAAAGTACAACCTACTGTATTAGAAATAGAGGCAGAATTAAAAATATCTTTATTTATCCCTTCTATGGCAAATCCTGCAGTAGTAGAAACATTACTATTTAAAGTAAAAGTATAAGCAGTAGTACTAAAATCCGCAGAATTAGTATTAAATGTTCTTAATTGTTCTCGTGTGTAAGTAGCCATGTTAATAAATATTTAGAGGTAATCCTTATAATTTTTGGGTAAAACATAATACTTACCTTGCTGTTGAAATTTACCACCAGGTATAGCTTTCCTAAGAAATAACTGGTAAACTAACTGGCGTTGCTTGGGGTTTGCTTTGTTTTTCTCCCTTTTATCATCCGCCATAATACCATGTATAGTACCTTTATCTTTTGTACCACGTAACGAATCTAATACAATAGCCCCAACAGTATTCATGATGCCATATAAGGACTTATAATCATCACCTAACACAGGTTCAGCATCTTCACTATCAACTGTGTCATCTAAACCAAAATCAACTCGAACTTGTCCATTAGGTTTATAAAGAATATCAACCTGCATAGGTGTGCCACTTTTCTTACTCCCCCCACTCTCAGGGGAACCGTATTTAGTATTATCTTCAAGTGTAAAGTTATATTCTTGTCTACCTTCTAATTTTCCCTCGTCTGCAAGGGGAAGATAATCAGATCTTTTAGTAAACTTATATGCCTTAGAGGGATCTAATTCACCTATCTCATTCAGTATCTCCGTATATACTTCGTATAGTTTCATTCCCTAGTACGTTTAATATTGTTGGTAACGGGTTTTGGTCTTGTTTCACCCATTGCGCCTAACCGCTCGGGACGGCGTGTATTTAACACTACATTACCATTATTTAACGGGGGAGTTGCCAATTCTTGAATGGCGGTGCATGCTACCCTTTGAGGGGCAACATAATGCGAACCTACATAAAAAATCGAGTTCCCCATATTTCTAATATGTTTAGCATAATTGCGAGGTGTATATGAATATGCGCCTTCTAGAGAACAATTATAATATGGATACATTTCGTCACACTGGGGATTGTCGTACTCACAACAATCTTGCTGAACTGAACAACCCAACATTAAGAGTACTGGGAGTATTAGGACAAGGTTTTTCATTCTTCAAGAGGTTTATTTAAGTATGATTTCCACCCGGGATTAAACGCAGGAGCCATATCCACAGGAACAAGTGCTCCTCTAAGATTTTCCATATTATCGCTATCTTCGTGTTTAGGAACTTTAGTAGCAAATTTTTCGCCCATATCTACATAAAATAATTGACCGTGGAAGTTAATTATGTATTGCCCTTTTCTAGCTATAATGGTTTTACCAAACACAGGATGTAAAAGCACTCCGGGTGCATTTGTTACCGAAGTAGAACCGGTTTGCAATTCTAGATCAACATCTTTATTAAGCTTGTAAAAAGCATGACCTCTTTGTGGTTCAACCATTTCTATTTCTTCGTTAAGATCCTCTTTAACCAAATCATCAACAGCATACATTCCTTTACCACCGGGGCCACCTTTAACAGGGAATACTACTTCTTTACCACCCGCATCTAATCTATTAGAATCCCTAAATTTACCGGGGCCCGTAATAGTCATAGGGAGTTTTTCACCCCCTTTCACATTTTTAAAGTAAACGGTATCACCTTTTTTAAACTTAAGTTGATCATCTGCATACTTTTTATTTTCTTCTAAGTTTTCTCTAAGCTCATACTCTCTAGCAGCAGCAGAAATTGCATTATAAGCATCAAGAACGTTAGTGCTAGAATTAATATCAACTCCAAATCTATTTGCTTGACTTAAAAGACCCTTATATTTCTCATACCTGTCAGGGTATTCGGTAAAAAATTGGATAGCATTTAAATCCCCTTCAATTCCTATAGCCTTAGCATAACCTAAAGAACCTATTGGGCTAGTATCAAGTTTAAGAGGAATAATAGCTTGGAACATGTTTTTAATGCCACGTAATGGATTACTTTCAGCGTTTGATTCTCCCAAAAAGGCTTCTAAAGCGACATCATTCTCATGTAGATCCGTATATCCTTCCACCTCACTCTCTATCCTACTACGTACCTCTTTTAACCGCTCTTGTAGGAACTCATTTTCATCACCGGTCTCATCCATATAGTAATCATTGTCGGCTTTGTAGTCGGACATGCGATCGGAGCTACCACCGGGATCGCTAGCTTTAAAACCGTTATCCTTGATTTTAGCTAAGTGCATGTCCATGTACTTTTTAGCTTGCTTACGTACGCCTAATTGTTCGGCAACGTTAAGGATTTCGGTGTATAAACGTGTTACATCGTTCTTAAACGTGTCAACGTCGATTCCTTGGGGACCCAATGCCTCCTTTTCTAACGCGAAGAAATCACGGTGTAGAATAGCGAAGCTTAATACGATAGGGGCAGTTCTGCTGAATCCCTGGTGAACAATGGCTTGGTTTTGAACTAGCTTGTGCGCGCTGGGACATATATCGGAGAAGTTGAATTTTTGACCCATGATTTGGATATCGGGGGTGATTTCGAAGGTACCGTCTCCTTTGTCGACACCGAGAGCATTCTCGGATAAAAATTTTCTAAATTTATTTAATTCTTTCATGTTTCTAAATCGTTAATTTTGTTTTTAAGATGTTTAATAACATCAAAGGCTCCGGTTAATGCACCTTCTAAGTCTATTAAATCATCTCTGAAATCACCCGCTATATCTGGGCGCTGCTTTCCAAGCGTACGTCTAATGCTATTCATTACTTCATGTTCGTCATAATTAAGACTGAACAACGCGTCTAAAGCATCATGCAAATCAAGATTTGAGCTCTTTATAAACTTAGATGGTACATATTTCTTATACTTAGTCACACGCTCGTTTATCTGCTCTTCCCTATTGAGGAATTTTTTAAATGCATTTAATTCTTTCATATCGTTTCCCAATTTATATTTTGAGTGCTTTCGTCAAATGTAAGTTTAAGTGCTGGGGTTCCTGATTCTGTCCCTGCTGTGATCATAACTTCATCCCCTTTAGGTTTCATATACCTGGCAATATCATAATACCACTTATTGCTATCAATCCATGTTGGGTCTGATTCATCCGATGTGTAGTAATCCATAAACTCTAATGTTCCTGTAGTTTGGCTTGCTTCAAGTTCATCTTCGATGG